GAGAAGTTTAGTAACCAAAGGTTTCTTATCATTAGGAAAATTATCATTGTGCAGATAGACCGCATCATTTTTCCTTTGTAAGTTTTCGATTAGTATAGACTGAGCCATACTTAGTAAGTCGGCACGGATCTCGTACCCAGATTTTGTATTTGACATAATTCCTCCTGTGTGTGTGAATGTCAGTAGTAAGTATACTACCTAACTATTTATAAGTCAACGCTTAAAATCGTTTCTTATTGCGATATAAAACACATACGCAAAAGCAATCATTGATAAGGTACCAACAATTATCCCTTGTACATTTCCACCCCATAGTGGTTGGTTTAAAAATTCTATCATCTAGCTCTCCTCTGGTCTTTGACCAATTTTTTTAAACGTCCTTCTTGCTTTACTAAACTGCTTGATAGGAGTCTTAAAAACTTTATCATTATGCTGAACCAGTTGTCCAGCTCCGTTGACATGATATATGCCATTAGCTACTGGTTGCTTGCCCCAGTCAGTTGTTTCTTGAAGTATATCAATCATGCAACACTCCTGTGTAATTGCTCATTATACTCATTGTCTTCAACAAAAGCCTCATCGTTAGGTACAAATCTAACCATTGACTCACCAGTCTCAGGACACTTGAACTTAACAATTTCACAATTGTCCCAGAAATCATCATTACTCTCTTCTTGAGCAACAGCTGACACTACCATAGTCACTTCATCTATATGACCTTGAATAAAGAAATCAAGTAGCATGTCACCAAAAGGTGTTCTACCATTAGACTTCCATCTTACGATTCCATCGTTATCAACATATGCTTGAGTAGCATTCTTAGCAACATCTTCATATGTTCTATTAGTAAAAAGACCTTGGTCGTTTCCTAGAGCTCTATAGGTACGGCCTGCTAATAGGTAGCAATCCATAATATTTACTCCGTTAGGTCTCTCAGATTCTTCTCTAGTTTTACCTAAACCATCAAAGCTGTAAAAGTCTTTTTTTATTTCAAAATTTTTCATATTGTTCTCCTTACTTAACATACATCTATTATCCCAAATACTCGATTTGAAGTCAACAGTTATTACAAATTTTCTTCAAAAAATTTATATGATTCATAGTAACCACTACAGCCGATTGCAGAGTTATCACACCCTCTTCCATCACTCCAAATCTCTAAACCTATCTTGTCAAAAGAACTTCTAGGTAAAAACATTTCTTTGAATGTAGTGTCTAAGTTTGATTCGTAAACATTCTTGCCCATTCTACTGATAGGCTTGACAGTTAAACTGTTAGCAGATACAGCTTTTATGATAGCTGTAACAGTAAGCTCGTTGTCAGTGAACTGACATGTATCTAAACCCACTTCTATATAATCTCTTAAACCTTCCATTACTTACCTCCGTAGCCTAAAGCTCTCATTGCTGGCTTAGGATGAATCTCATCAGCCAAATCTAAGTACTGTTCTACATAAACATTCTTAACAAGGAAGTTGATCCATGCTTTGTAAGGCTTATAGCCATACTTAAACCTAGCAATGAATTCTGGCTTAGGTAATCCTTTCCATGAAGGATGACATTTAGGATGTGCAACATCCATGTCGATTGAATTAGTGTGACGTCCTCTGTACATTAGATACATTCCATCCCACGTGAAGTCTTCTTTATTGAATTTAGTCATTTGGTTCTCCTTACTTAACATACAACTAGTATCTCCTATAGTTGATTTGAAGTCAACGGCTATAACGAATTTTTTACAAAAAAAAAGGAGGCCGAAGCCTCCTTTAAAACATAATCGGTTAAGATTACATAATGTTTTTAACTAATACTCTTCTGTAGTATTTGTTAGCATTGTCATCAAGAGCACCAGCAGCATCTAATGCAGTAGTACCTCTAGCGAATGGGTTTTCAACAACTCCATACCTAGTTTTGAATCCAATTTTTGGTTGGAATGTGTTCTCACCAACCGCTCTAACCATTTGTAATGGTACGTACGGACAGTAGAATAATCCAGCGTCAAAAGCGCTTGACCCTTTATAACCAACAGTCATGTAATGTACACCACTTGTAGGAGTAAAGTATGGGTCGATAAATACTCTGATTCTTCCGTTAAGAACACCAGCAAAAGTAGAGCCAGTATCATCAACTTGTAGATTGTTAGAGTTAAGAGCAGGTGTATAATCTAATACGCCAGCCATTTGAAGTGCAGAAGCAACATCAGAAGAACATAACATGATGTTACCTTTTCCTCTTCTTGTTCCTCTTGCGATCTCATTAGCTTCTCTTTCGATTTGGAACATAAGACCTTTAAACTTCTCAACCATCCATCTACCGTTAGAGTCAACATCTAAGTCGAAAGATCCAGCTGCAGCAACGTTTTGTTGTGCGCCAGTAACAGCAACTGTGTTAACTGTTCTTACGATTTCTCTGTTAATCTCTGCTAAGATTTCTGTTGAAAGAATGTTTGCAAGTTCTGTTTCAGCATCTAAGCCATGAATAGCTTTTAGATCCTGAGCAAGTTCCATTGAATATTCAGCTTTTAGGGCTCTTGATTTAGCTGTAACAGCAATTTTCTCGATTGAGAAAGCCATTTCAGCAAAATTAGTTCCGCCTGACTCACCTAAAGATTCAGCATTAGCAGTAGTCATACCAGCTTGGAAGTTGTATGAAGTACTATTTCCTGAAGGTTGATCACCGTGTTGGCTTAAACCGATAGTTGTATTACTTCCACCTGTCCCAGCGATAGATGAATGCTCTGCGTTAGCTTCGTTATAAAAAGCTTCAGTTCCTGATTGGTTAGTGTATCTGCTTCTCATAGCAAATATTAAACCAGTAGGTCCAGTCATAGGCTGTACACCAACTAAGTCATAAGCGACTAAGTTAGGCATTGCTCTACGTACTAAGCTGATTAGAACTGGATCATAGTTATCAACGCCTGATCCTGTAGCGTTTGTAGGTGCCTCAGCAAGTAGTGAGTTTGGTGAAAAACCTCTATCTTCTCTGATTGCCTTTTCTGTGTTCTCCAAACAAACTGCAGTTACTGATTTCTTATGACTGTCCCCGATGTCAGGTAAGTCAGTGTGCTCAATAATTGGCTGCCACTTGTTCTGAAGAATTTCGTAATTTGATTCCATTTTAATTTCCCCTTAAAATATAGTTACGAGTTACTTTCTAGCAGTACGCGCAATTGCGTCTGCATACTTAGACATGCCACCTGGTAGAGGCTTAACTTCTTCATCAAGTTCTATAGGTTGCTCATCTGATAAATCAGATGATTTAGCTGGTTTAGACTCAAGGTATGATTCTTTCAAAGTGTTAAGTTTGTTAGAAAAATCCTCGACATTCTCATAATCAAGTCCTTCCGATAGAGCACGGAGTTTTTCAATTTGAGTTTCCGCTAAGCCATTAGTAGCTTCAGCGAAAATGTTCTGTGTTAGCGACTCGACAAGTTCGTTTGAAAGTTTTACTTTCTCACTAGTTTCTTCTTCGAGTTTGCCTTCTAGTTCTTCTACTCTTGTTTCAAGAGATGCAAGAACATCTGTTTGTTCTTCTTCTGGAAGAATCACGTTATGTGCTTCTATTAATCCTTTAAGACCAGACATGAATGATTCAGCGACTTCAACTTTTAATGATGATTCGATAGCAACTTTATTCTCTTCAAGCCATTGCTCTGATAAGTAGTTGATGTATTCATCAAGTTTACCAGTCATGTCTTCTTTCATTTGCTCTCTAGCTTCATCTATTTGACTTGCGAATGCTTCTGAGTATTGATCGTTAAGGTCAGCAACTCTAGCATTTACAGCAGCTTCAAATACAGTCTCTGCTTTTTCTCTTAGGTCTTCAGATAAATCTTCACCAAATATAGCGTCGATATCTTCCTTTACACCGGAACCTTGTCCTGGAGTAGCAACCTTAGGTGCATCCTTAGCAGTTGCAGATCCTTTCTTATCTGCTTTACGTGCTGGAGCTTGTTTACCTTTAGCGCCAATCATATCTTCTCCAGATCCTTCGGATCCTGATTTTACGTCTGCCCCACCTGGATTAGGTGCTTTAAAACCTACAGTCTTATCTGCTGGTCTTTTATTGCTTCCTTTTACCACTGGGTCAGCGATTTCTGAATTTTCACCGCTAGCCTTAAACTCGTCAAGTTCTACTTGCTCTTCGGCCACAGCTTCGATTCCATTTTCGAACTTTTCTAGTTCATTAGCCATTTTTCTCTCCTCGTTAATTGAGTGTATACGTTTGTATATTATTTATAAATTTACTATTTACAGGGTTTTCATGAACTTACTAAACAGTTCAATCTTCCTTTCCTGTAATTCTCTTGCGGATCTAATACCTGTATTCTGAATCTCTTCAATCACTTTCTGTGACTGCCAAGAATTAGATGCAGCATCATAAATCCATTCTACTCCTTCCATGACTCCATTTACAAAAGCATTTGGAGCAGAAGGATCCGCAACGATATCTCCTGCAGTAGCAAGTTGAAAATCACCCTGTACTTCATTGATACCTTCAGCAGTTTGTTTAATCGATCCCATACCTCTTGATGATACACCTAATGATGCACCTTCATCAATAAGACTTTTAACAATCTTACCATATGGAGTATCCATTACCTTTGCCTTACCTACAAAATCTTGACCTTCTCTTCTGAGGTCTTTGATCATATGCGAAACTCTTTCTAAGTTTATGGTTGGTCCATCTGGATGACCTAACTCACCATAAGCTCTGTTGTTTTTTACGAATGTGTCGTTATATCTACTTACTTCTTTATCTAATGTTTCCATTGGATACATACGACCATTTCTATTTTTTATACCACCTTGCAGAAAGATACCTTCGATAAAGTAATCTTTTCCTTCACCATCTTTAGCTTCAGTTATTACTGGT